AGACATACAACTGTATGTTGTTATACAGATAGTGCTTGAATCACTTTCCCATCAATAACTTTCCATTCATCACCACGAATCCAATATTTATTTTTTGACTTCATGGCTTTAGAAGTATTAGGGTATTTCTTGAAAAACTTGAATTCTTCAATACTTGCCATTTCAACTTTATATTTTTGGTTTGATAAGTTCTAGCCCTATCTTCTAATCAGACCATATTGAAATTGAAACCTGCGATTATGTTACGCAAACATACAACATTATTTCCATGCCGTTATAGGCATATTATTTTTTTATAAATAATTATACATCTAAATTTGCTACATGATTTATTGTATTGATCCTTCAGTTGATGAACCCATCATGCTTATAAATAAGCATATTGGTTTTGATGAAACAGATGGCATGGGCGTTGATGGTTCTACATTTCAAAAAGAACTTTTAACGCTTGACACCATGAACAAAAAAAGGATTCAGGTATGGATCAATTCACCTGGCGGCATCGTGACAGATGGATATAGCATTTACAGTGCGATATTAAAAACAAAAACACCAGTTGATACTTTTTGCGTCGGGGCAGCGGCATCTATCGCGGGCGTTATTTTTCAAGCTGGAAGAAAACGTATTATGGCAGATTATTCATGGTTAATGTACCATAATCCATTTGGCGGGGATGATACGGATATGCTTCAGGTGATGCAAGAAAGCATCATCACGATGATAGAGCAACGTTCAGGTATGACGCCGATTGAAGTTGAAACCATGATGAAGCGCACAACTTTTATTTTAGCAGACGAAGCCTTAAAAATGAAACTTTGCGATCAGGTCGATGAAAGTCGCCAGCAAAATATAAAGTACCTAAGAACGATAACCAACCCTCAAAACTTCTATAAAGAGTGTAATTTAGTTTTGAATTCCATTTTAAACAATCAAAATCAACCAACTATGAGTAAAGTAACTATGCGGTTACGTCTGAATGATTCCGCACCCGAAGATGATATGCTGAAAGCAATCGACGCTATCGAAGACAGGGCAAAAAAAGCAGAAGATGCAAAGAAAGAATTCGAAGACAAAGCTAAAGCAAAAGCCAAAGAAGACGAAGAAGCAAAAGCCGAGTTAGAAGACAAATTTACTAAGGCAAAAGAAGCTTTAGATAAAGCTAAAAAAGACTATGCTGACTGTAAATCAGAACTTGATGCCTTAAAAAAAGACAAAAAGGATGCTGAGGATAAGGCTGAGGAAGATCGTGCAAAAGACATGGTTACTAATTTTGCAAAGGTTGGCCGGATTAAGAATGAAGAGATGACTATTCTCGATTGGACTAACACCGCTAAGACTCTCGGTTATGATAAGGTAAAATCTATGATTGAGGCATTGCCTTTAAACAAGGTAGCTCCGGTAATTGATTTGGCTCCTAATAAACTCGAAAAAGGACAACTGCCAACGAATGCACTCAATCTGGCCGTAATGAACAAATTGAAACGAGAAGGTAAACTTTAAAATTAAAATACAATGGCATTAAACATTCAGGATACCTCGTATGCAGGTACTTTTGCAAGTTATTTCTGGCTGCCCGCTACTTTTGGAATGGACACTATTCAAAAAGGAGCTGTGTATGTCCAAGATGGAATCAAAAAGGAACACACTATTGGGCGTGTAGACTTTGCTAACCCATTACAGCCTCGTGTAGCAACCCCGACTTCATCGGGTTCTTTTACGGTTGATGGTCGCAAGTTAGTCCCGCAGGATTTGATGGTATATACCGAGTTCAACCCTCGTGATTATGAACAGCATTGGTTAGCTGAAGAATTGAGTCCTACTTTGTTAGCTCGTGAACTTCCGATTACTGCTGAGAATTACATGATGCAAATTGGCTTAGAGCGTTCATTTGAACAAATAGAACTTGGCCTTTGGATGGGGTCAACAACTTATACTGCGACACCCGGAACCGCCGGTAACGGACAAATTTGTTTCTTTGATGGTTTTATGAAGACTATCATCAATGATGCGAGCGTTAAGACCGTGCCAAGTCCTTTCCCTTTGACTACTGCACCTACAGCCGGATCGTTGTATAACATCGTTGATGCGTTTAATGCTCTGATTCAATTAGCCGCAACAAACAAAAAAGCTCTTTTGAGTCGTCCAAATCGGTACAAACGTTTGAAACTTCTTGTATCAATCAACACAGAACAGATTTACCAAACATTCTTGACTACAACTCAGACATTCAAGGGTGTGAACACAACCGAACAGGGAATCAACCTTTTCAAAGGTTATGAAATTATTCCTTTGGCGGGGATGCCTGATGATACAATTATTTTCGCTGAGGCTTTGGATGACGTAAGCTCGAACTTATACGTAGGGATGAACTCAACGGAGGATAATAATCTTCAGCTTATGAGACTTCAAAACAATTCTGAAATGTTCTTCCTGAAAGGATTGATGAAATTTGCCGTACAATACGGATTCTCAGAACAACTATTTTTGTACACAACTTTAACAGCCGCTGCATTTACGGCATAAAATTTTCAACGATGAAAAAATTATTCGGGCTTCTATTATTTTTATGTATAGGAATGGTCGCTATGGCTCAATATACAGTACCTCGTTTTGGAATTTATCCTAATCAAGACAATACGGGTCGGGTTTTGAACTACAAATATGTAGCCCTTAACTACGGAGATGCTTCAGTGACTATAAACACCAATGCTTTTGAAACTATCTATAACGTTACGTTAAAAGATAGTTTGGATTTTATTCAACCTAATGTTGGAACCGCTTATTTAGGTGATCAAATAGTAATTATTTGCACAGCTCCATCAGGCACTCCTTTTATTCGATTTGTAGGGAGTAACTGGATTACTGGAGGCGTTGCTACTTTATCGACTAAAGAACGCGCTGTAGTCAGGTTAATATTTGACGGTGCAAAATGGGTTGAAATGGGTAGATTAGTACAGTAATGGATATAAAAGCTATTTTCTTGGCATTGCCCCATGTCAATAAGATATGGGTAACAGAAGACGGAAACTTTCACCTGCATCCAAACTATGGCGGCATTCCTCACATAAGAGAGGATGCAGGTGAGGTTTCTGAAAACAACCCGCGTCCAAAAGGACGTCCAAAATCAATTACTTAAATGGCATTAGGAAATATCACATTCATAAATGGGCAAGGAGCTTCTAAGCGATTAGCTCCAGGACAGGATTACATCTCAGGATTGATCTTATACGGGCATAAGCCTTCTTTGTTCACGTCGCCGGTTATTCAAATGTATAGCATCATTGATGCTCAAAATGCCGGCATTTTGAATGATTACAACGACGAGACGCAGGCAACCGCTTCTTATTCGATTACTACGGCTGGATTAGTTGGCGATTCGATTAGTTTAAGCGTAAATGAACCGCTTGGAGTTGTTCAACTTGGCTCGTTTATTAATGGAGCGTCGCCGACCCCTACAACCGTAGCGGCTGGGCTTGCAGCAGCTATTAACGCTGGAACCTTGATTCACGGGTATTCAGCTACGGCTTTAATTGGAGTATTGACTTTGATAGCTCGAAAGGGATTAGGTATTTTCTTAAATACCGGCTCACCCTTAGTTGTTACAATAACACCGGCGACAATTGGAGAAACAGGAAAAATGACAGGTACGTTAACCTCCTTTTCAGGGGGTGTTGCTTCTGTGCAATCCGTTTGGTATTATCATATCTCGGAATACTTTAGAGTTAATCCGAACAGCACTTTATATGTTGGCATTTTCGCTATTCCTACTCCTTATACTTTTGCCGAGATAACAACTATTCAAAGTTTCGCTAACGGTACTTTACGTCAAGTTGGAATCTTTAAAAGTGGAACTTATGCAAGCTCAGACCTTACTTTGATTGATGGAGTTGTTAAGACTTACAATGATGCAATTCATCAACCTTTGAGCGTTCTTTATGCCGCTGATCTTTCAGGAACCGCCGATATTACGACGATCGCTGATCTTTCTTTATTGACATCCAATAAAGCAACCTCTATAATAGGACAAGACGGCGCAGCATCTGGATATATGCTTTTCTTGACTACGGGGAAATCCGTGACTCATTTAGGCGTTGCTCTGGGACTATTATCTTTAAGTGCGGTAAGCGAAGATTTTGGAGAGCCTGCTAAATTTAATATCAGTGACGGTGTTGAAAATGATGTACCTGCTTTTGCAAATGGTCAGCTTTTAAGCGCACTGAGTACCTCGGCGATCAATGCGATAGATTCAAAAAGGCATGTATTTGGAATAAATTATACTGGTTATGCTGGTACTTACTTTAACGACAACCATACCTCTATTTCTTTGACTTCGGATTATGCCTATATAAATGATAACCGGACAATAGACAAAGCTATAAGAGGAATTTATACGGCATTAGTGCCTTATTTGAAAAGTCGACTATTAAAGAATTCAGATGGAACTTTGGCAACCACGACAATTTCTTTTTTACAATCCCAAGTTCTTGCGCCTCTCTATCAGATGGCTCGGGATGGAGATTTAAGCACCGTGTCCACATCGGACGTATATATCGACCCTTCACAAAACGTCACGGCTTCATCTTTGATCATTATTAATGTGAAATTAAATGAAGACGGTATTGACCGAAACATTCAAATTCCAATATCATACAAATGACACCATTAATTAACGGAGTTTCATATAGTTGGTCAAGTATTCAATTCGTTCTTTTCGGAGTTCCCGTTATTGGAATTGTGGATATTGAATACAAGAAAAA